TAACTCATAACCAAAAGGAACTCCACCGCCTATATGTCTGCCTTGTTCTACACATGCCATCTTGCCTTGATACAACTTTCTAGCTGTTTCTTCCTTATCCCATTCTGCAAAGGTACCCATCATATTGACAAACATGTTTACATTTGGAGACCTAGAGGTACTTATAGACTCAGCACCACCAAGAATGTCATGAGCAAACAAATGTATGTTTAGTTCATTAAAATCATCCCTGATATGACAAAGCACGCTTAATCTACGAATTAACCTGTCCAGCTTGGCGACTAGCACCACATCATTAGGTTCTAGGTTTCTTGTAAGCTCTTTGCCTTGTGGTCTATTGTCAAAGTCTAAAGTACCACTGACACCATCGTCTATGTAAAAACCATCAGGTTCTTTGTCAAAAAGGTAGAGTGACATCTTGGTAATCGTCTTCTTCTGCTCGCCAAGTGAAGTTCCGTTCTTAGCTTGCTCATCAGACGATACCCTGCAATATCCGTAGATTGATTCGTATTCTAGTGCTTCCATTGCTCTCCCTTCTGTATCTTTTTGAGTATTTCAATCAGTTCTTTCTGTGCTTCCTTTTTATCCATCTGTTTAAAAAGCTGCACTATCTCTAGTATTAATTTCGATGTAGACATTATTTATCCTCTAAATTTATATTATATTTGCTCAATTCTTCTAGTACGACCTTGTTGATTTTCTTCATGTCTTCAACAATCATTTTGTTCTCTTCGAGCTGTTCAGCAAGAAAAAGAATATCATTAGGTATTCTGCCATTGGTCAAATCATTAAAGCTGTTGCTGGTAATCTCTTGTTCATTGTTTATCAGGCTTAGGCTCTTGGGATTTTTGCTACGCCTAGTTATAGGCTCTACTTTCTCTGTGTACCACATTCTAAAAGTAAACTTCTTTATGTCTTTGTCAGAGTAAGTCTTTCTTACAGTAAACTTTCTGCCTACCCAGTAACCAGCTTGTCTAATTCCATTTGCGTCATTTTCATCTTCCACAACAAACGAGTCGCCCACCTCCAAGCTATTTAAAAAATCAATGTACTTAGCTCCTCTTTCCTTCTTAGGTGGTATTTCGTGACCTTTTTCAACCTTGGCTTTAAAATACTTTTTCATTTCGCCTCTCCTTTCGCCTTATCATCCTTTACAATCTTTCTCTTCGACTTTGAGAATATTCGCGAAAAATTTTTGTCGAACTCCTTTTGGTCAAGAATTGGTCTTTGGCGGGAGCCTTTGCCCCCATCTGAATTACTCATTACTAGCCTCCTTCTCTGCCTTAGCCTTCTCTTTCCTCTCATTCTCTTCGTCAGACCTTAGCCTATTCAATGCAATCATTACTGGTGCGACTAATTGGTCTTTATGCCATATCGGTAATTGGCTCTTGCACAATGCACACGCTGTTTGGCTTTCTAGGAATTTGCCTATGGTGAATGTCTTAGGTCCATGATGTTGACAAACCAATGATATCTCCTCGCTGAGGCTGCCCGAAAGTGCCTTGGTTAATCTTTGTATTCTCGTCTCTTTCTGCTTTTCCATTATTTCACCACCTTTGTATTGGCTCTGCGTTGCTTTGCCTTTTCGTTATTACGATTCTTTACATCCTCGTTCTGTTCTTGAAACCAGTCTTTAATAATTACAGCTTTCAGATCTTTATTAGACATGTCGCTGAAATTCTTTAATACCTTGATATGCGTTGGCTTGATTATCAAGCACACATATTCGTGGTAGCACTCGTCAGACAAGACGAAGGTGTAATTGTCTCCGTGGTAGGTCCAACCTGTTTTCTCTTTTCTAAGTTCCATATTATAAACTCCTATTAATATGTTGTTTGTTACAGTGTTTATTATAAGGGTATTAAGTATTGGAGTCAACACTTATATTGAAATTAATGTATTTTCTTTTTTGGCTCTAGGATTTCGTTCTCTGGAACCTGCAATGATTCTTCCAGAGCAACCAGTTGTACTTGATGGAGTAAAACCAAATTGGCTAGGTTTCTATTTATCTCGTAGAGAGCTTTGTTCGTATCTTCAAGTTGTAAGACAACTCTCTGTAACTCCTCTTCATATTTTTCTGTACTCATCTGGTCTTCCTCTTGTTGTGTTTATCAAAATACACTCTTGTGTAATATCTTCTGACAATAGCCAAAGCTGATAACACGATTAATTGGCTTAAAGAAATTATAAACGAGTTGTGGGTGAATACTAGGAGTATTGTAATTGTGAGCCAAGAGAGAGGAAAGTTGAATACTGCTCCAAGTAGGGTGTCTGCTATTGATTCTCTTAATGCTTCTTTATTGATTTTCATAATGGGTCCTCTATAAACCCATTATACACATTTCTGTTGAGATTAACACTTACTTGGAAAAATGAATATAGAATATGTCGAACTCTGTTACACATACACAGTGACCAGCCACCCCAAATATTTGGTGGTAGGGTCTTATAATTTAATAAAAGTCGACCTATGAAGTGGAATCCAATAGAGTCCCTACCTATAGGGCTTACAGAGGCTCTGTATTATCTTTTGTTAGCGCTGTGGACACATAGTAGTTGTCTCCTCATGCTAATGTCCTGCCAAGTCTCTGCTCTTTCATTGCGTAACTCATTGATATACCGTTGTTTTTTTATTTAGGGTCAGAATCGGGCGAATTACACAGGGAAAAAGCCCTCCCTCGGTTTTTCTTAGGATATATCTCCAATGAGTAAGTCTGCTAATGTCATACATCATCATACTGAGCATCTATGATATCGCCTCCGAATATCTCCCTTAGTCTTCCCTCAATGTCCTTATGACTCATGTTATCTAATGACGCTGATATGTTGAGATTCTCTGTCTTCTTAATCTTCAGACCAGCTAATTCATTCAGCTCTCTCAATGCTGAGACCGATGCATTGAACTGTCCTTTGTCGTATGCCTCTTCACTAATCTTCCATAACATCTTGGCTGTCTTCTCAGGAGTGATTGCATACTTATGTGCAAGCTCTTGCTTCTTTATCTTTATAGCTTTAAGCACATTGGGATAGTCCTTACCATTGAGGAACTTAGTAGCAGCTTGGGCTGGGAACTCGAACCCTGCTCTTCTCGCTGCCTCAGTTTGTGTGCAATTGTCATTGACATAGTGCCACACAAATCCATTCTGCATATCAGTTAAATCAAACTCCGGGTCTTCTTCAAAAGCACTGGGTCTATTAACCAGTGGTGTGCTAGGTGGTTTCTTTCCATTCTTTCTTTTATATTCAGTCATCATATCTCCTTAAATTAAATCCGTTAGGGTAGAGGGTAGAGGGTATCTCATACTATAACCCTTATATATCCATACTATATATATGCTATACCTATACTATATATATTCTTATTCTTATTAATATAACTATACCCTATACCCTTTAGCATACGCAGACAGCGTAGCAATGGGGTCTCATGCTCAGGGCAAAGCAAAGGGTATTGGTCTCTCTCAACCGTACCCTTCACCTTACTCTTAACACATAACAGCGTAAAGTTCATCTAATTACTATGCCCTGCCCTGCCCTGTTGCTTGGGCAAGTACACCTCGACATCTGACGAACAGCCCGGGCAAGATAAATATGTCACCATATCATGTACCTCACTGTCATCTAAATCCTCATCACTACCCCATATCAACTCTTCTTTACAGTGCCAGCAGTTCATTATGTATTCACCTTTGGGTAGTCCATTTGTTTATATTTTAATTGTCGCATCATATCTTTTTTCCAAGTCTTGCTACCAAGTACATATATATATCTATGCTTGGCACTTCTATTTACTCTCTTAGTCTTGTCACCAAGATGGTGTCTTGAGTGTTTGCCATTCTTACCTGCCATATCTGTTCTAGGTTTTGATGTACCAGTGAAAATAAAATTGGTTGCTTGATAGACTACACCCAAATGATTCTGCGCAGTGTCAGCATAAGACACAATTATCTTAGGCTTAGGCAATAGTTTAAAGGAAGCTGCAATTAATATTGATGCCTGATTCTTTTCATTATTCTTTAACACCAACCTATTTAATTCTATAACATGATGTTTATTTTCCTCACCTGCAACGCCCTTGCACAAAGAAGGAGAAGCAGGTGAGCCATAGGAGACCATACCAATCAATACATTGTCTTGGTATAAGCCATAGGCGTAACTGATAGAAGGCATCCTCTTTGCATAGTGTATGTCTAATATAAAAGGCTTTGTTTCTGCATAAGATATTCTTTGTATGTCATATTGATTGACACTATATCCCTCTGCATCGTCAAACAATCCCTTCATTATGTATTGTCCGTATGCATGGCAGTATGTAGCTTGATGAAGTGTTCTGCATCCAAGACTACTAATACCTTGCTCCTGTTTCTCTTGATAACAAGGAGTGGTTCATAGCCTTTACAGTTGGTCGAGGCTTGGTCGTATGACTTCCATACATTAAGTGCTTCCTGATTCTTACACTCCACGCTGTAGGGAAACACAGCTCTCGATTGCTTACCGATGATGATGTCCTCTCCCTGAGAACCCATTGGTCTACTCTCCAAGTCTTCTGCATCTAATCCTAGTAAGTCGATGAGCAGTTGCCTGAACTTCTGCTGTAGCAGTCTGCCCTTCTGTTTTGCTGATTGTGGTCTCATTACCTATGTCCTTCATCTCTCGATGTGTTCATGATGCATCTATTTGCATCACGCAAAAAATCGCGACTGCCTCGCTGGAGTCAACGGAGCAGGCACGGGGTGCCAACTATCATGGCGAGGGTGCTGGCAAAAACCAGTACCTTTAAAAATTTTCTAATATAAAACCCTCTCCACATGATTTTTCTGATATGGGTAATACACATTGATTATCTTTTAAGTCTTCGATGGTATAGTAGTCATCGTTGCTCTTATAGAAGTCAGCGAAGTCTTTGTACTCTGTGTAATTACAACACAGGGCTATGACATCTAACTCCATTGGTTCTGTGTATATGTCTTCACACTCTTCTAAGTGGTAGAACAATACTCCTAAACCTTCGTAGGTGAACTGCTCACCTCTATCCATGTCACGGAAGGCTTTTCTAAAATCGTTTACATCTATAGTCTTAACCATTACGCCACCTCTCCTTCGAGCTTGACTTCACCTTCGTAGATAAAGCCATCAGCATTAAAGTTATTGATTACTTCTGTGTCTCCCCAATTCGCATACATCTTTTCACCTCTTGGACCGTTGCCCATTGGCACTAAGAAATGTGCTACACCATTCTCTACTAACACATCGCCACTTGATGTTGAACGATACGTCACATCCATTCCTAGTGTTTCGCACCAAGACTCATCAATACTATTTGTATCTCTGTATGCTTGTTGAATTGAATCGTGATTGAACTCAGCTACCTTTATATAAGGTTTCTCGTTGTTTGCAAATTCTGTTGCGTGGTATACCTGTATCATTACGCCACCTCTGTCATTAGAACTGTATAAAGAGTTTCTCTTTTACCAGTCTCGTTATTAACTTCATCGTCATACTCTTCATAAGCAATATTGAATAAGCTACCTATAGTGCCTTCAGCAGATTTTCTGTTCCAGCCATTGTTAGTTAGAAGGTCAAGCATATCGCCCATCCACGCATAGTTTGTAGACTCTGCATGAGTACAATCTTCCATGTAGAAGTCACCCTCTTCTACCCATGTGTTTAAAAGCTTAGTAGCTTCGATTTGGTTTTTAGTTAGGTCGTTCATATTAATTTCTCCTTTTTTATAATATATAAAC